CTACTATGTCCTGGAGGATGCAAGCATCTTGGCTTCGCCTGACCGATGGGCTGGTCAGGTGATTGACGCCTATCAGACCTTCCGGGCGGACCGGGTGGTCGGGGAGTCTAACTATGGCGGTGATATGGTGGAGAATACGATCCGCCAAGCTGCGAGGGCGCGGGGCGTCGGGGTCAGCTACAAAGCGGTCCACGCCACAAGGGGCAAGGCTATCCGGGCCGAGCCAATCGCGGCTCTTTACGAGCAGGGGCGCGTCCATCATGTCGGCATCTTCCCCACTCTGGAGAGTGAGCAGTGCGGTTGGGTACCAGGAGAGGCGGCAACGAGCCCGAACCGGATGGACGCGCTCGTCTGGGCTCTGACGGAACTATCCCAGCGGGGTGAGCCGACCGTGAGGTTCATGTGACTGGGGACTGAACTGGAGATGAAGGCCGTCATCTCCCGAGGTCTGCCCTTACTGCTGCGCCATCTCCGAGCCTCAAGGATACGCCTCGTGCAGATGTCGGGCCTGGCAGTGATGGTATGGGGACTGACTCTCTATTCGCAGAGCCTCGGCGCTATCGTTGGCGGCGCGGTCGTTGTGGTGCTAGCCGAGATGGCAGACAGGAGCAGTAGCTGATGGGTCTAATACGTGACTTTGCCGCACTGACGAAGGCTCGGCAAGTCTCCGAGCGGCTGCCCGTGACGATTGGAGCCCTCTCGGGGGGCGGTGGTATCTCGGTGGCACCGGTGAGCCTCCTGGGATCTACCGGGACAAGCGGCTGGCTCTTCGCGGTGATAGATCGCATTGCGACCGCGGTCGCGTCGGTCCAGTGGCGTCTATACAGGACGCTCCCCAATGGTGAGCGCCGAGAGGTTCTGTCGCATCCGGCCATCGACATCATGCAGACTCCCAATCCGTTCACGAACCGCCAGGAGTTTCTTGAGCTAACCTCCCAGCACTTCGACCTGGTCGGAGAGGCGTGGTGGGTCGTCCTGTCCAACCGCATGGGGACTCCGGTGGAACTCCAAATCCTGCGGCCTGATCGTATGCGGGTGATCCCGAGCCGTGATGCCTACATCGCTGGCTATCAATACCGCCTGGGGACTGAGGTCATCCCACTTGAGACGAGCGAGGTAATCTTCATCCGACGGCCGTCACCGCTGGACCCATACCGTGGGATAGGGGCCGTTCAGTCCTTCCTCGTTGACCTGGGCTCCGAGCAGATGGCGGCCCAGTGGTCCCGTGCCTTCTTCAGCAACGATGCGACACCGGGTGGCATCATCGAGCTGGACGATGCCGAGATGGACGACACACAGTTCGAGCGATATATTGCCCGGTGGCGCAGTCAGCACCAGGGAGTGGGCAATGCCCATCGAGTCGCCGTGTTGGAGAAGGGCAAGTGGGTTGACCGGAAGCTGACCCAACGGGATATGCAGTTCGAGCAGCTCCGCAAGTTCTCCCGCGACGTCATCCTGGGAGCCTTCGGCATCCACGGATCCATCCTGGGCATATCCGAGAACGTCAACCGAGCCAACGCGGAAGCGGCCGAGGTCCACTTCGCTCGCTGGATTGTCCGGCCCCGCTGTGCCAGGATGAAAGCTGCGCTGAACACACGCCTCCTGCCGCTCTTCGGCGACAAGGCGCTGGAGTTCGACTTCGAGAATCCGGTGCCCGAGGACCGAGCCCTGCTACTAGAGGAGGCGGATCGGGGATATCGGGGCGGCTACCTCACGCAGAACGAGGCCAGATCCCGGGTGGGTGAGCCAGCCGTACCAGACGGGGATGCATTCTTCGAGGCTCCGATGACACTCGCTATGCCTGACGGGCGAATCCTCCGGCGGGCGGCGGAGCTACCCGCACCCGGCGAGGTGCTATCAAGGACGGCCCTGCGGAAGCGGATCGAGGAAGTCCTGGCGGAGCGGTGGGAAGATCGCCTCGGGAGTGAACAGAGGCGGATCCTGGACCATATCGAGGCGAACTGGCCAGACAATGCCTAGTCCACTCGACTCCTACGATTGGGACTGGTACGCCCGCTTCGGTGATGAGGTGGGGGATGAGTTAGTGCAAGTATTCCAGCTCATTATCCTATACGAGTATCCCGCGATGGTGCCTAACCGTCTTCAGGAGTTAGCCAGAGAGTTTGCATCTACACGAGGCGGACGCCTGCTCAGGCTAGATGGAGACGAGAATCTGATGCAACTGACTCGGACCCGCGTGAGTCAGGTGGTAGCCGATGCGATAAAGGAGGGAGCAGGGCTTGAGGAGTTGCAGCAGCGGCTCGAGGCGGACCCGGGGTTCAGCCCAGAGCGGGCGACGCGGGTGGCACGGACTGAGACGGCTATAGCACTCGGCCAGGGGGGCGAGGATGCTGCCAGGGAGCAGGGGCGGAACGAAAAGTCCTGGATGACCCAGGGCGATGGCCTCGAAAGCGCAGAATGCTCAGCCAACGAGGCCGACGGCTGGATCCCTATCGAGGATGCTTTCAGCTCCACCACGCCCGCCGGAGCGCAAGTATTCCGGGTGCCGCAACATCCTAACTGCCGCTGCTCGAACCTCTATCGAACGGCCGAAGTGCCCGGGACGGCTCGACTCCGGGAGTTCCGCTGCCAGGAATGCGGTGGGCTGCTGGCCGAGAGGGCCGTATTGGGCGCGGAATACTTCTGCCGGCGCTGCAAGATACAGCGCCAGGCCCCCCTGTCATCTATCTGATCAGGGCTAATGTTTGCACAGTTTGAGCCCCTGTGCAAACGTGGTATCCTATTTGCGGGGACGCGCCCTGATCCAGCGCCTCTCCCCTTCCTTCCGAGCAGTCCCCTTACTACTATGCTGGTCGCTCAGCCACAAGGGGGCTGCTCGTTTTCCGACTCCTCTGAAACACTCAAGCCCTGTGGCTCTATACGGGCGGCCTCTGGTTTCTGCCCGGGTCGTCGGGGTTTCTGGCTGGCAAGGCGCTCATTCTTGGGGCGCATGAACATCTTGCAAACCAGCTACATCCAGTCCAGGTTTGGGGCGCAACATTTGCAAGGCGCGCATCTTGGGAGTCCTTATAGCCAGATGAGCATCTTGGGGGTTTGCGACGACCTCCGAGTCGCTGTTGACACCCCCAAGCTCCCGTGGTACAAAGGTAGCACAATCGAATAGTATCTCCGGCCCGTGCCCTTGTGGCCTGTGCCGGGATCCGCGTGGCCAAGTGCCCGTTCCTGCAGATCGACCGGAGCCTGCATGAGCGGGCTTTTTTTGTTGCCTGGGAGCAGATGAACACTTTGCACAAGCTGATCAGGGCGGAGATCCGAGTGGTCGATGAGAAGGCTGGCCGGGTACACGCTGTTGTATCGACTGAGACGAAGGATCGCCAAGGTGATGTCATCCGCGTGGCGGGCTGGGACCTCGCAGACTTTGCCGTGCATCCGGTCTTGGTGCAGTCCCATGACTATGGGACGGTACGGTCTCAGATCGGCGAGTGGGAAGATATGCGGGTGTATCCCACCCGCAAGACGCTGGAGGGCGACGCGATCTACTACACGGGCCGTGGGAATCCTGACGCCGACTGGGGGTTCCAATTGGCGCAGATGGGTAAGGCGGCCTACAGTGTGGGCTTCCAGCCGGACATGGCCAAGGCCAAGGAAATCGAGGGAGACGGTAGCTGGCCCCGCCCAAACTATGAGTTCAATGGCCAAAGGCTGCTGGAGGTCTCCCAGGTCGTGATCCCGGCGAATGCCGAGGCGCTTCAGGCGCTAAAGACACTGGGGTCGGACCCCATGGTCATCGATATCGTAGACAGCCTACTCGCCTCAAAGGCGGACCTGCCGGATCGGGAGGCCCTGGCTGAAATCGCAAAAGACATAGCGCCTCACCTGGAGATACCTCGGCTGAAAGAGCGTCTCGACCTAGTGGAGGCGACCCTGGGAGCCCTTTTCACCCGTCAATACGAGCAGCACGACAAGGAGCCGCCGGAACACCGAAGTCTAGATCTGCGGGAGGTCATAGCGCAATGGTAACGACTCAAGCCGTCCCACACACCTCGGAAGATCTGGAGGAACTCCTCCAGGACAAGGACCGGGCTGCGAAGGTGCTGGGCAGCCCAGCGGACGCAAAAGCCTTCATCATGGCCTACCGTGACGAGGCGAACAAGCACGACCCGGATCTCCAGGGCCAGCTCCACGAGCAGCAGAAGAAGATGCTGGAGAAGATCGTCGAGGATGCGGGGATCGACCTGAAGGCCCCTGTCCGGCGCCTGCCCGTGGGAGGAGACACCGACGACACCGGCAACCTCGCAGCGTACAAAGGCATGGACTTACGAGCCCGCCGGCAGATCGCTGGCTATGGCAAGGGCGACAGTATGTCGGTCGCGGGTACGTTCAAGACCGTGGGCGAGTTCCTCGAGAAGGTGCATCACAAGAATAGCAGCTACAGCCCAGATAGCCGGCTCAAGAACCTTGGCGAGGGCCAAGGGGACCAGGGCGGCTTCCTCGTCCCGGAGGAGTTCAGGGCTCAGCTCATGATGCTGGCCCTGGAACAGGCAGTCGTCCGGCCTCGTGCGACGGTCATCCCGATGAGTCGCCAGACCCTATCGATGCCGTCAATCAGGGATACGTCACACGCCAGCAACGTCTTCGGCGGAGTGACGGCCGCCTGGGTGCCGGAAGGCGGGGATGTTTCAAGCGCCACGAATGAGCCCACCTTCGGCCAGGTGCGGCTAGATGCCAAGAAGCTCACGGCCTACACCGTGTCCTCAAACGAACTGCTGACGGATGCAGCGATTGCACTGGAGGCGCTGCTGATGCAGCTCTTCCCCCAGGCCCTCGCCTACTTTGAGGATGACGCCTTCATTGCCGGCGTAGGCGGCGGCCAGCCGGTGGGGATTCTCCAGGCCGATGCCTTGGTCTCGGTTGCGAAGGAGACGGGGCAAGCGGCCACCACCATCGTCTGGGAAAACGTGATCAAGATGTTCTCCCGGATGCTGCCGCAGTCGATGGGGAACGCCGTATGGGTGGCCCACAATGACACCATCCCCCAATTGCTAGTGATGAGCCTCGCCGTGGGAACTGGCGGA